GCAGCCGGTGCAATTGTAGTTGGCGCAGGTTTGGCAACCGATGCCTTACTTGATTTAACCAAAGAAATAAACAAATCTAACTCCGAGGTAACTAAATTATTTCAAGTCACGGGCGAGGAATTACAAAAACTTAGCGCGGGCATTCAGGCCACGGCTGACACATTCGGAAAAGAATTTAATGAAGTACTCGTAGTCGCCAATACATTAAGTAAAGAATTTGGTATTTCAGGTGAGGAAGCATTGGACAAAATCAACAAAGGCTTTCTGGCCGGCGCAGATATCAACGGCGAATTTTTAGACACCTTGCGCGAATACCCAACCCAATTTAGGGAGTCAGGATTTTCCGCAGATGAATTCATAAGCATAATAACAGCCCAAACTACTGAAGGTATATTTTCAGATAAGGGTATTGATGCGGTTAAAGAATTTGGCCTAGCAATTCGGGAACAAACAGAGCCGGCCAAAAAAGCACTTGAAGACGCATTCGGTAAAGATTTCACCGACAAGTTATTGAAAGGAGTTAGAGATGGATCTATCACAACAGCGCAAGCATTAAAAACCGTTACCGGAGCTTTAAAAAATCAAGGTATCGAAGCTGATAGAGTTGGCGCTGTGTTGGCTGATTTATTCAAAGGCGCTGGCGAAGATGCTGGATTAAGATTTATCAAAACATTATCGGATATCAACACCAACATTGATGACTTGGTGGATGAAACCGACAAATTTACTCAGTCACAATTAAAGCTTTTAGATGCTAACCAACGAATTGAGTTCGCGCAACAACAGATTGTAGCGGCTTTCGACCTAACCGGTGATGAATTAAGTGGGTTAACGGATCAATTTACAGCCTTTGCCTTGGAAACATTAGTAAAGGTTATTGATGTTGGCGTAGATATAATTAATTTCTTCATTGAATTACAAAACCAATCAGCCGCGGCTAGGCTTATTTTTGGGTTGTTTGGTGCTACTATAGGGGCTACTGTAGATTTTGCCATTTTACAATTTGAATTGTTATTTGATTCCGCCAAGTTGGTGGGTAATGTTTTAAAGGGCGCATTTACTTTAGATTTTGCCGCTATTAAATCAGCTTTATCTACAGGGTTTTCAGATATAAACAGCACTGCTTCGGATTTCGGTAAAAGCGTAGGCACAAGTTTTACGGGGGCTTTTGAAAATGCAATCAAGCAAGAAAAGCCAATTGAAAAGATCAGCAAGGAAACCCTATTCAAACCAGCTGAAAAAATAGGTGCTGCAGCGGGTAAAGTTGCGGGTGATTCTTTTGTAAAAGGAATACAAACAAGCACATCTGATCAGAAAAAAGCAGAGGCAACTGCAAAGAAGGCTAATGATGCAGCCGCCAAAGCGTTTAAAAAGTTCTTTACCCCTTTAGATGATTTAGAATTCAAAGTTGAACCTGATTTTGTTTTTCAAGAGGTAGACCCAAAGGAAAAGAAGAGGGTTTTTGAGAAATTATTTGGGTTTACTAAAGAAGATCAGGAGGCGTTTTTACAAGAGGCAACAGATTTTGCTGCAGCATTAGCTGAAGGTGTTAATGAGGTGATATTTGCTGGTAAACAAAAAAGATTACAGGAAGAAACTGACGCGGAATTAACTGCTCTTGATGATCAGACCAACAACCAAATAACTGCTTTAAAAGATCAGTTAGATCAAGATTTATCAAACACCAACTTAAGTGACGAGCAAAAATTAAAATTAAAAAAGGATTTTGAGTTAGCAAGTACAGCCTTAGAGCAGGATGCAGCCGACAGAAGGGCAAAAATAGAAACCGAAGCTGCTAGGAAATCAAGAGGTTTAGAGGTAAAACAGGCGATAATATCAGCAATACTAGCAGGTGTTCGGGCATTGGCCGCGCCTCCGGGGCCGCCTTTTACTATTCCTGCGGCTGCATCTGCAACGGCATTTGGTTTATTACAAGCTGGTAAGATAGCGGCAACGCCTTTGGCTTTGGGTGCTGACTTTGTAACGTCGGGGCCACAATTATTATTAGTGGGTGATAATCCAGGCGGACAGGAACGAGTAGAGGTAACGCCATTAAGCAGCCCGAATGTTAATGGCCCTCAGGTGAATCAAAACTTCGTCAACAATCAAAATGCATTAGATAATGATGCAATTGCAGATATAGTAATACAAAGCGTGAGAATGATACCTGTAGTAGTCACTGAGGGCGATATAAGCGATACGCAAAGGCGAGTAAAAGTAATTGAAAATGAAAGCAGTTTTTGAAAAAGCAACCGGCAAAGTGAAAATTGAGCGTAGAAAAATATGTGGGGGGTGTCCTCATATAAGGGCTAAGTTCAGAATATTTGGAATTCCATTAGCAAATAGAAATCAATGCGGTGTTTGCAAGTGCGATGTTAAATTAAAAACAAGTTTAAAATTGGAGAAATGCCCGAAAGGAAAGTGGTAACAGATTTCGAAGATGAAATCAAAGAGCATTTGGCGGCGCTTAAAAAAAGCGGAACGATGACGCCAGATGTAAAAGCAATACATGCCCTCTGTTTAATATATGAGCAAACAACATTGAACAACGTTTGCTTATCATGCCCTAGAAGTCTATCAAAAGTTCATAAATATTTTATCCAACAAGCAAAGTTTTTTTAATGGCAAACGGAGAAATCAAAAAAGAAGTAGTTGAAAGTTTTGTTAAGAATTTTAAAACTGACTTACAAAAGAAGTATGGAGAAAATACCAGTATAGAAAAAGTCCTTTACCATCTAGTAGATAGGGGTGTAATTCCTTCCGGTAGGGTTAGGGATTTCGCTATTGTTCATGACTTTCAGCAAAAACAAAGTACCATTTCAACCATGAACTGGACAATGAGTAACGAGGTTAAATACAACCTAGAAAGCAGACAAATACAGCGAGTAATAAAAAAACACACACTAAGATATTGCTGCGGTAAATATGTAAGTAATTAATCATAGTTCCAGAAATGTCATACACAATTTTACCAATCAGTGGTATAATTGTAGTGTATGAAGCAATTATTTAAATCCGATTGGTCAATAATTACAGCTAAAAGCGATAAAGTTGTAGATATCGATATCGAAGGTATAATTGGATTTGATTGGTGGGACGACGACAAGGATATTATCAAGTCTAAAGAGGCCATGAAAGCCGAACTGAAAGTAATTTCCTCTATAAAAGCCACTCACATAAATGTAAATATCAATTCACCTGGCGGAGATGTCGCCCACGGATTTTCAATTCATGATTTATTAGCCTCGCATGAAGCGCACATTACCACAAAAGTAAATGGCTTAACTGCTAGTGCTGCAACGGTAATTGCTCAAGCTGGCGACGTTCGGGAAATGTCTGATAACGCTTTGTATTTAGTACATAACGCGTCAACATGGGCGTTTGGTAATAAAAACAGTTTACTATCAACAGTTGGCAGTCTTGAAAAGGTTGACGATAGAATGAGTAATCTGTATGCTAAGAGAAGCGGAAAAACTAAAGAGTCTTTTGAGGCTCTAATGGATTCTGATAATGGATTGGGCGAATGGATTAGTGCAGAGGAAGCAAAAGACGCGGGGTTGATTGACGAAGTATTTGAGCCAATGGCAATAGCTGCAGTTGCAGTTGAAATAAATCATAAAAAATACGGTTACCCAGATTATAAAAACAAATTTCAAAATTTAAATATACCAAAAATGGCAAACGAAAATTCAGAAACTACCGACGCGAAGGTCGAATCTGTCTTGGATAAATTCAAGGCTTTACTAAATATTAAAAAAGTGGAAGCTAAAAAGGAGGAGCCAAAAACGGCTATTACCGATGAAGAAATTCAAGCATTTGCAGACACTACCAACGCGCAAATAGAAGCTGTTACAATTGCTAAGGATAAAGAAATTGCAGATTTAACCGAGTCAAAGGATAAAGAAATAGCGGCCTTAAAAGCCAAGCTAGCAAAACGTGAAGTCACCGCAACGAATATTGAATCAAAAGATGATTCAATTAATTCTAAGAGTGAGCCTGAATTCTCTTCATTAGCAGGGCGGCAATTATCTAAAATTCAAAGAAAACTAGGTGTAAAATAAATAATTATGGCTGATCAATTAACAACAAATTTCACCCACCAATGGGCGGGTGTTGAGATAACAGAAAACCTGTTTTTTGAGCCTCAATTAGAGGGTAAAGATCTATACAGAGAATTCCAATTTATACCCGACGTACAAGGCAAAACCAATATTTACTTACCCAGAAAACTACAAAAGGTTTTACGTAAGGATACAGGTTGCGGAGTCACTGCCGCTGGCACAACCACGATTAACGATAAAACGTTAGAGCCTTGTAAAATTCGTCTAGACCTCGAGCAGTGTGAAGATGAATTTGATAACACTGTTTTTGAGAAATTCAGACGTTCGGGAGTTGATAGAAACGACCTTACGGGTACTCTTATCGAGGAAATAATGTTAGAGCAGACCACTAGAGCAATCCGAGAGGATAACCAAAAATTACTTTGGTTCGGTGATGATGCGGATGCAGATGATTTCTACGGAATTTGCGACGGTTTTTGGAGATTCTTTATTGATGCATCAAGTAATTTAGGCGTTTCAATTGACATGTCAAACAACGCCAATATCGAAGATAGCAACGGCGATCTTGTAGAGGATGGCGCATTAGTTGTTTTGAGACAACTTTGGAAAGAACAACCAGCGGTATTACGGAATATTCCTAAAGCAGAAAAACGATTTTATGTTACTGCTACTATTTGGGATAACTATCTAGAAACATTAGAGCAGTTGGGTACAGATGCGGGATTAACAACTTTGCAAGATGGGAATATTATGCTTTCATTCAGAGGTGTTAGGCTTGTAGAAATGAGTGAATGGGATGATGCATTAGCAGATGTTGCTAATCCGTTCAATGCAGAGATTGGGGCGAATGCAATTCTTTACACCACTCCGGTTAATTTGGTTATTGGCGCAGACATTACCAATCCTGAGTCTGAGATAAGAATTAGATTTGATGTAGAAACCGAGCTAGTGAAAACAAGAGCTAAGTTTATTCAGGGCGTTCAATTCGTTGAGGAAGTGCTAATTGGAATAGCTATTTAATAACCTTAAAATTAACAACTATGTCAATATCAAGTGGTTTAACAATAGCATGTGACGATGAAAACAGAAGAGGGGGCGTAAAAACCCTTTGGCTGACAGAGCGTGTTAATATCGTGGACTTTACACCAGGTGTTAGCGATCACGAATACACAGCCGTTGAATTAACCGGAACGCCTGTACAGTTTTACAAATTCGATTTTACCGACTTTTCGGGCGGTGCTGGTTCGGAAGGATCTATCGAAAACGGTTCTGATTCTCAAGCTGTAAGCTTAGAATTCCATATACCAAAAATGGATAAAATCAAAGCGACTACATTGAATTGCTTAAAACAATCATGTAAGGTTGTAGCGATTTACGAAGATTTCAATAAAAAATTCTTCGTAGCGGGATTCGATGAAGTTATAGAAGAAAAAGCAGCTTTGGAAGTCGCGGTTAATGAATTAGGAGGAACCGCCTTGCAGGATGAAAATGGTTACGTAATTTTGTTAACCGGCGAGGCTGCGGATCTTCAACGAGAGTTTACGGGCGATACTACGAATGCAACAATATTCCAACAATAATATATAGGGTAGGCATCCAGTGCCTACCCCCTTTTTTTACTTTGAGACATGACCAAAAAAAAAGGTAGAAACCAAAAAATACAACGTGCGGAAGTAGAAAAAAAAGGCAGAATATTAGCAAGCTCACATTTAACCGTACCTACTAGCACATCACCGCGAGAAATTGACCGTAGGGACAGAATCACAACACCTTGGGTTTTATTTTACAGAGACTCGTTAAATGCATTTCCAAATAATTTAGCGGATCAGATTTTAAAAAGTGGCACCAATTCGGGTATCATAAATTCCAAAAGAACGCTTACTGTTGGTGATGGATTGAGGTACACAAAGGACGGTGAGGATTTTCAATTAACAGGTGATGATCTGGATTTTGTTGAATCAATTAATCCACAAGACGATTCATTGGAGGAATTATACAATGATGTGGCTTTTGATTTTATAGGTTGGGGCGCTTCTTATGTTAGAGGTATACGGGATACGGAAAATAATATTCACTTAGATCATATAGACGTTACCAAGGTCCGGTTGAGCCCACGAAATGCAGAAGGAATAATTGAAACAGCTTTTATTAGCCCTGATTGGGTTAGAATCGGCAATAAAAGGAGTGCTGATAAGGAGCAAAAAAGGCGAATGGCAACCATTCCTATTTTTGACGCCTCTAAAAAGCAAAAAGAATTTATATTTATACTGAAACGTAATTTTCCTGGCTTGGATTATTACGGTGTACCTGATTACATGGGCGCTGTTTTGAGTGGTTGGGTTGATATCAATTACAGAATAGGCCGGTTCAATATTGACGACCTGGACAATGGGTTAATGCCTTCAGCTTTAATTCAATTTTTCGGCGAGCCACCGGAGGGAATGTCACCAAAACAATACATCCAAGCAATGAAAGACAATTTTACCGGTCAGGGCAAAAACGGTAAAATGTTGTTTCAATTTTTGGAGGAAAGCGGACAGGCTGCAAATGTTCAATTATTTGAAGGCGTCAAACAGGGGCATTTTGAAATATTAGATAAGATGGCCGACCAATCATTAGTAACGGCTCATGGATGGTATAGAAGCTTAACCGGATTAGCGGAGCCTGGCAGTTTAGGAAGCAACCAACAGATTCTTAATGAGTTTGATTTGGCTATGAATATGAAAGTCATTCCAGATTATAGAAGGCCAATAAACAGATTCTTCAATCGTATGCTGAAAATTGCTGAAAAAGATTTTCAAGTGGCGGTAATTAATCTTGAGCCTTTATCTCTATCAAATCGAATTGATGCAAATAAATGCTTAACAGTTGACGAGGGAAGGGAGATATTAGGAAGGCCACCGCATAAAGACAAGGAAATCGGCAAACAATTAATTGACTTAGAAGACAGAGAAGACGATGATGCTACTACAAGCAACGGAAGCCGTAGAGGCAATAACTAAATACGACGATAGCGATATTGTCAAAGGCATAATAATATGCTTTGTTTTAATGATGGCATTTATTACAATAGCTGGCGTTGTGTATGTGAAGTTTTTTCAAACTAAGTTTGATTTAAGCAAATTACCACCAGTGAAAATAAATATTTCAGCATTAGACGCGATGGAAATAACACATGCTATGGTTGAAAAAATATTTAAAATACCTATTAATGGAGTTTCAGCAGAAAAAAGAGCGTCAGACCTACAGCATAAAACAAATGAGGCTTTAGCGAATAATTCAGATATAGCTACTTTAATTGTTGAGTTAATCGATACGATGGGTAAGCTCGTTACATCGGTTCAAAGTATGGATTCGAATATGAGTAGTTTTTATAAGTCTCAAGGTGGAAAAACAGATAAACTTAACGATACTATTTTAGAATTTGTCTTGAAAAAGACAGTATAACCGACGCTTGGACACCCGCAAAGGATGCGTTATAAAACCGACACCATGGAAACAACAATAGATAATAACGTGCAGAATCTACAAGTAAATAGAGGCAATGATATTTATGAATTCCCAAAGCATTCGTGTAGGATTGGATTGAGGAATAATGTACTAACTATACGGGACGTATCAGATGATAGGGGTGAAGTTGTTACATTAAATTCTGACGATGTAACAAGCCCTTCAGAAACTAACAACACCGCTTTAGCCTTAACTTTAATTGGATTTTTAGATACGGGCGTTGGTGCAAGTACAGTGGCTGCGCTTCAAATAATAGACACAAGCATTACAGATGCAGTAAATAATATAACCGTTAGTCAGCCCAATTCAGCAACAGCCACAATTCCAACGGCTTTTACTTTAAATGATAGTACAAGCGTGAAAATAGCCGATGTGGATTCGGGGCGAAAATATATACACATTTGTAATAACGACACTCAAAAAGATGTTTGGATAAAACTTCAAGCCGCAAGTATTGACAGCTTGAAAAAAGGAATTTTATTAGAAGCTAAAGGTAATACGGGTAGCCACTTTACTTTAGACGCATCTATTTATCGTGGTGAAATATCAGCTATTGCGGAGTCGGGCACTCCGGTTGTAAATGTAACAGAATTCTAATGGCAGCAACAACAGAAATAATAACCAGCGCGGAAATAATCGAATTATCGATACCTCTAAAAGCAGGGTTTGAGCCTCGTTATTTTGACAAATGGATTTTAAAAGGACAAAGGCAATGGGTTAAACCATTTTTGGGGGTAGATTTTTATGATGAAATTTTGGATGAAATTGAAGGTACACTAACATCTGATAATGAAACATTAGTTACTGATTATTTAAAGCCAATGTTAGCCCACTATATGTTGTATGAAAGGTTGCCGCAAATAAGTTCGCATGTAACAAATGCCGGCGTAACAAGTCAAACAGATGAATTTAGCGCGCCTGCTCCACAAATAAGCATAAGCGGAATTAGAAACCAAGCCCTTTCAGATGCGCAACATTTTGAGGAGCAAACCAGAGAATTTATCAAAGAAGCTCAAGAAGACGATTCAAGTAAATACCCTTTGTTTGAGTGCGGTAAAAAGAATAGTAACAAATACGGGTTTATATTTTATTAGATATGCCAAGAAATAACCATAGGGAAATAGAGAATAGTCAAATACATCCACCAAAGGATTTTTCAACGGCGGATAATGGCGATAGAATTGAGAAAAACCTCAATGGTGAATTAATATGGATAGGATCACCTTGGCAACCCAACACAATTGACGTTGTAGATATTAATGATGCTCCACCTACAGAAGAAAATGGTGATAGATATATTGTAATAGAAATTACCTCAACGGTAGCTGATCCAGGATGGGACGGGGCGGCGGTAAATGACATCGTTGAATTTTCAGATACCAATAACACCTGGGGTAATCGTGCTCCTGCAAAAGGAGATATAACATATAATGAAACTTTAGATGATTACTATCAATACGATGGTGATGAATGGATTGTATTAATTGCCGGCGGCGGAGGCGGTTCAATTACCATTAATTGGAAATTCTCTACAAATATTACTGACGCAAACCCAGGCAGCGGAAATTTCAGATTAAATAATGCTACTCAAGGAAGTGCAACAAGCATTTTTGTTAGTGACTTCTCAGACAACGGCACCGATGTAACCGCGATTTTAGACTCTGTAAAAATAGGCACTGATATTTATATTCAACAGGGCGACGATTCTACAAGATTTCATCTTGCAACCGTGAACGCCGTCCCTATTGACGCAACTACCTACTGGAAAATACCAATTACAATAAGTGATTCGGGGGCGGATATACAAAATAATAAATCATGCCCTTTTGTATTTTTAGGTGGGGGAGCAGACTTTTCAGATGGAGGCGAGGCAGGCGGAAAGAATAGAACTTTAGGTAATACTGATAACTTTGGATTTGCCCTTCTTACAAATAATAACCAAAGAATATCGATTCTTAATGATGGCAAGGTCGGAATAAACGAAACCACGCCATTAGCTCCGTTACATGTAAAATCGAGTGGGGTAGCTAATGTATTTATTATTTCACCGAATACAGGATCATCAGAAACTAAAGTCGAAGAGAATGTAAGCAATGAGATGAATCTCATTATGAAAAATGCCGCCGGTACTGAGGTAATTAAATTGTCCACCAGTTCAGGGATTAACTCTTTTGTCAATGCGGGTAATTTTGGGATTGGAGCTTCAGGCGCAAGCGTACCATTGCATGTAAGTAAATCAAATACATCCACAACACCAGCGGTAAGGATTGAAAATACATTGACGGGAGATGCTGGACTGGAAGTAAAAGTGCCTGGACAGTCTTATTATTTTGCTATAGATCAGAATGATCTTAAGAAATTAAAGATAGGCGGGGGTAGTGTGATAGGTGTTACGCCTTTTATCACTATTGACATTACTGGATGCATTGGCCTTGGTATAACAACTCCTGAGGGTATATTACACACTGAGCAAAGTACAGATGCTAAAGGGGTATTTTTTGATAACATAGGGAATACGGCAAATGCACCATTTCTTAATTTACGAAAATCAAGGGCGGGCGCTGTTATAAATTCAGGCGATGGCATTGGGCGCATAAAATTTATGGGTCATGATGGAACGGATTTAAATACAACAGGGGTTTTTATACAGGCCGAATCTGAGGGCACAATAGCTGGTAATAAAATACCTGCGAGCTTTCAGATTTTCACAATGAATTTAGCTGGTACGCTTGCTGAGAGAATGCGAATTACACCGGATGGCGATTTGGGAATAGGTGTGACATCACCGGATGAAAAGTTGCATGTAAATGGAAATGTAAAAGTAGACGGGAATATTATAGCAAATAATTTCCCACAACCCACACTTACGGTAGAAAATCCGGGAGCCTCCGAGAATATAACATTTTTCAGAACTGATTTTGCAATTACAGTGCAGGAAGTTATAACGGTTTTGCGCGGATCTTCTACTCCTAGTGTGACCTATCAGTTAAAACATGCTACGACAAGAAATGCAGCGGGTAATAATTTAACAAATAGCGGGGCTGTAACGAGTATTACGACCGGAGATACGGCGACTTTAAACGACGCAACCATTCCGGCAAATAGTTGGGTATGGCTCATAACAACAGTACAAAGCGGAACGGTTGACGAAATGAGCGTTAATTTAAGGTACAAACCAGATTAATATGCCAACTTACACATGGTTACAATCATTCAATAGAGTAGAATTAGATACTGACTCTAAATATATCGAAGACGATCAATATTTTGATTATTCAGGCGATACGTATAGTAAAAAAACCGGTGAAGAAATAAAGAAAAACGATGATACAACGGGGCTCACAGAAATTTTTATAGTCGGTACTGTTTATTATAATCAATTCGAAGACGACAGCACCCAGGAGGTTGTAGAAGACGAAATTACATTATCTGAATATGAGGCCGTTGCGACGTCAACACCAACAAAAGCATAATGGCAGTAGCATTTAACAGTGTAAATTCCGGCATAGCAGATTTTACGTCTAGCTTAAGCTTCGCGCTCAGTACAAGCGGATCAGATAGGCTAGTAACATTTGCAACGTTTGTAGCTTCTAACTCGATAAACGTTACCGCAGCTACTTATGACGGCGTTGCACTAACACCAGTTGGCAGTTTATCGGGCAATGGGTTTACAATGGAATTTTTTAGATTAGTAGCTCCTGCTACAGGAAGCAATACATGCTCGGTTACGTGGAGTGGTTCGTCTAGTGTATCAATTGGCGCAATGAGTTGGACGGGAGTTGATCAGACAACGCCGGTTAGTGGTTTTCAATCTAACCTCTCAGGCACATCAAGTAATAGCGTAACTGTAAGTAGCTCCGTAGGTGATTTTGTTGTCGATGCCATTGCGCATTTTCAAAGTCAAACCGTAGGATCAGGTCAAACCCAAAGATATAGTGTTTCAACATTTGATCAGCACAGCGGAAGTACAGAGCCAGGCGCGTCCCCGAATGTTGCAATGTCTTGGAGTTTTAGTATAGGTGATAATACTAATTTGATTGCCATGAACATTAACCAGGTAGCTGCAGTAGTTCGCAGAATATTTAATGTGACATAAATAATTATTTTTTTTAATTGTATTGAAAGCCTTTAGAAATAAGGGGTTTTCGTGTGCGTGAATATTTATTTGAAATAAATTAAACTTTTGTTAAACTTTTGTTAAACTTTTGTTTAGCTTTACAGTACAATAAACCATAAATAAAGTTAAAATGGAAAATATACCAACGAGCTATGAAGATGTAATCGACTATTCGGGTTCGGGATGGGAGCCAAAAATTAACAACCGTTTTGGTTATTCAGGTTCTAGCATTGATTCATGGAACCAAGATTCAGCAAAAATATGCTGTATAGAATTAGGATTTAAAATTTGTAAATGTAATAAGTGTAAAATAAAAATAACAAAAAAATGGACTACAAAAAAAAGTACAAAAAAATACCTAGGGGGTATAAGCACGAAGTATTAACATTATCCGGCTGTGTTAAGTCTGATATTTTCAACTGGGAAAAGGGACATATTAAAAAAGTTGGTGTTGATAAGGTTAAGAGAATTACCAAGGCTATTCAGCAAGTTTGGCAACCTCATAATTTAGTTTCTTTAATGACTGTAAATATGGGAAAAAACAGAATAGTTGTTGACCATCCAACCGCTACAAATTACATTAAGTATAACGACTTAATGAGTTTCAAGATTGACATTACAGGAACGATTGGGAATCATGAAACGGTTTATGAGTTGGTTGATTCTGCATACAGTGAGATTAATAAATTATGGAATGAAAACCCTTATGAGATAGATCTTTTAATTGCAAAAAAGATTATTCATGATAACGAAAAATCTAAAGAAGATCAGTCTTAAGTATTTTGAATTCATTAAACTTTTGTTAAACTTAGTTTTAAATTAAAATCATTCTCCATATGTTAAATTCAGAAACAGTACAAAAAGATTTAATTGAGTCAGTTGTCGAGTTAGCCGGATGCGGTAAGGCTCTTGAGAACACATTAACCAAATACCTCGAAATACTTGTTGAGATAGTTAAGCTCGAGACAAAAGCAAAGATTGCAAACACAGTTATAGGAATCGAGGTATGAAAACTCATTGGCGAAAATTAGACGACCCTAATTATTTAGGCGCTTATAGCTTGCAAGATGGTGAGAATCGGGAATTAACCGTTACAATTGAAAAGGTAATCGTTGAAGAGATCCGAACCGAAAAAGGAGGCGAACGGTGCAAGGTGGCTTATTTAAAAGACGAAAAGCCAGTGATATTGAATGTTACCAATTGCAAAATCATTACAAAAATGTTCGGTACTCCTTACATTGATGATTGGATAGGCAAGAAAATAACATTGTATGTATCGGTAATAAAGGTCAACAATGAGAAAATGGATTGTTTGCGGGTTAGGTTAATAAAGTCTAACATCCTCCCAAAACTGACACCAAAACATGAAAAATGGGAGGGTGCAAAAATAGCATTAAGCGAAGGTAGTATTACGATTGAGGATATAAAAATGAATTATAAATTAACCAAGAAAAACGAAAAATTATTATGTTGTTCAAAATAAGAAGTAGTGCCAGTGGCCGAATAATGGCCGGATCGGTTGGGTTATCTGATCCTCAACAGCGGGAATACGATAAATTAATAGCAAAGGAAAAAGTTACAACAAAGCAAGCTGAGACTCTTGCACTTTTGATTGAAAGGCGGGCTAATCCTCAATTGCCAAAAGGTGCTAAAACTTACTGCGAGGAGTGGTTAAAATGCGAATTGTACAAGCGGAAAATAGAAATTAGCTCGAAATACATGAGTAAGGGCAATGATGTTGAAGGTGAATCAATTGAGTATATCGCTGCACAAATGGGGTATGGAATGCTGATAAAAAACAAGGAGCGATTTTCAAACGATTTTATCGAGGGCGAGCCCGATGTTATTATCAAAGATGCTGTGATTGATGCCAAAAACTCATGGGATTTCACAACCTTTCCATTGTTTGAAGATAAGGTGCCTGATACTGATTATTACTGGCAAGGTCAATGCTACATGGAGTTGACCAAAAAGCCACATTATCGATTAATTTACACCTTAATTGATACACCAGAATATTTAATTCAGCGTGAATTCAGCAGCTATTGCTACAAGAATAATCTGGAAACAGAAGAGGCAATATATAATGAATTTCATAGGAAAATGACCTATGACGACGTTGAGGATAGTTTAAAAATCAAGGCTTTTGATTTTGATTATAATCCAGACGATGTAAAAAACATTGAAACCCGCGTTAAAATGTGCCGTGAATACATCAAAGGACTGTTAAAAGCAATGTAACAATGTGTGCGTTAAAACTAGAATATCCAGGCTCTGTTGATATAGACGCAGTGTTGACACTCGACGAAACGCCGAAATTCAATGACGACCTAAAACAATTCAAGTTAAAGCGAGTTGTTTTAGGCCTGAAAAGATTTGTAAAGAAGCGCACATTACCACAAAACGCTTATTACTGGGCGGTAGTTATTCCAATATTAACCAGAGGGTTTATTAATGTTGGTTATGGAGCCATGACTGACATAAAAACCCACAGCTGGATGAAAAGAAAATATCTTCTAGGTGAAGAGAAATGCGATTTCGACGAAATGCCAGTACTTGAAATAATCGGAAGTACGACAAAATTAAATATTGAGAGATTTTTTGAAATAATGCATGATTTACACAGGTACGGCGCTCAAAACCTCGGTGTAAAGATACCTGATCCTGATAAGAACTGGCGCAATCCAGAACACGAAGCATATTCAGCGTACATTAAATTATAAATTATTTATTTAAACCAAATTAAATTTGGAAATTTTTGTAAAAATTTTAGGGGCTGTAATAGCCGTATTGGGATTTACTTTTATTATGGCTTGCTTACTATCGCTGCCTGTAATGTGGTTATGGGATTGGTTGATGCCTGAAATATTTGGGTTAACAACCATAACATTTTGGCAAGCTTTAGGACTGAATTTATTGTCAGGATTTTTAATAAAAAGTAATTCATCAAGTTCGTCAAATTCAAATGATTAATCAAATGACAAAATAAATAAAACGAATGAGACAAGACCAGGAAAGACAAAAGCGTTTAGAACCTAAACGAATACTCGACGCAAGCATGGAAATTAGCGACAAAGGTTGTGATATAATGCACGTTACCGATAAGGAAATAACATTCAGGTATAAAGACGAAACCGTTAAATATTTCCCTTACTCCGGTTGGGCAACTGGCAAGAGTATAAAAGACGGTCGAGGCCTTAAAAACTTACTTAAACAATTATAAATTATTTATTTAAACCAAATTAAATCATGGAAATATTATTAAAAATTGTAGGCGGCATATTAGCCGTATTAGGAATAACTTTTTTCATGGCCTGCTTACTGGCCTTACCGGTAATGTGGTTATGGGATTGGCTTATGCCGGAGTTATTCGGGTTAACAACTATAACATTTTGGCAAGCTTTAGGATTGAATTTATTGTCAGGATTTTTAATAAAAAGTAATTCATCAAACTCAAGTAATTCAAACGATTAATCGAGAAAATATACAATTGTATATAGGAATAATTGTATATTACATAGTTCTTTTGATATTCATATTAGTGCAGCGAGACGCACTATATACATAAATACAGCCTCTTACCGGATGTTTGTCTCGCAACAAAATTGAAGGTAGGAGGCTTATTTTTTAAAGATGGCAAAGGATAAAAATTCATTTACAGCTTATTACGTTTGGAAGAATACATTCAAGACTCTTCCTAATGAGCAAGCAGGCCAATTAATCAAGCATATACTGGCCTATGTCTCTGGTGAAAACCCTACAACTGATGATATTTTAATCAATGCAGTATTTGCCAGTATTAAAAATGATATTGATATTGACACGCAGAAATGGAAAAAGCAGCAAAAGCAAAGAATTAAGGCAGGCAAAAGGAGTGTTGAGGTTCGTAAGCAAGCGCCATTGATTGATAAACCACCGTTGAGCGAAATTGAAGATAAAACAACAGTTATTGAGGAGTCGTTAACGAGCGTTGAACATCCGTTTAATTCTGTTGAACGAGCGTTGAACATCCGTTTAATTCCACCGAACGAAACAGAGGAACCGCCAATTGGTGTAATAAAAAAATCAATAGAAGATCGAGTAAAAGATTTTCGTGAAGAAATTGAAAAGTTAAATTCTGAAAAGAAAATTTTAACTGACGTGCTTTTAAATGATTCGGCAAAAGGTTTTTTACCTTATTGGTCGGAGCACTCAGGAACCGCCAAAAAATTCAGGCGAGAAAAAGAAACTAATTGGAATTCTAATTTAAGAATGTGCCGATGGAAATCTCTGGCTAAACAATACAATAAAGAAAAATCACAGAAAAATGGAAAAATCAACATTGCCAACATTGTCAGAAATAGATCTGACAATAATTGAGGCCAAACGCAGCAAGAACATAAGATATGCAAGTGCTGATGATATTTTAATTGCACTCGGAGAAATCATGCATGATCTTGGCGAGCAACCGGATAAAATTACCTCGTTTATTGAAAGCGACGCAGCAACAAGGGTAATTAAAAACTTAAAATTGATGTTTCCAAAAATCCACATAAAGGAATTGACATTAGCATTTGATTTAGCTGCAGCTGAGAACGAGAAATTTAACGTGAAATTAAGTTTATTCAATCGCTCATTTAATTTTGAATTCATCGCCAAAGTTTTGAAAGCATATTTAAGATTTATTGAGCCAACGCGCCGAAGGATTGCAAAGGAGGATTTCGAAATTGAATTATCCGACGAAGATCAAAACACCTACGACCAAAAGAAACTGCAGATTGTAAAAGTTGGAATTGAAAACGCCTATAATCATTATGTAAAAACCGGTAAAATGCCACCGGCCTGCGCGTGGATGTACGACCATTTAAAAGAATCAGGCAAAATCAAATTTACTGAACATGAGGAGAATGAAATCAAATTCGGAAAGGCCAAAGATCGGCTCGAAAAAAAGTTAAAAGATAGCTATTCTGAGTTAGGCCGAACGGATAAAAAAAACCTGCTAGATAGATTGGAGCGCCTGGCGAATGACCCAGAATTGAACACCATGTTCAAACAAGTTGCCCTGCAAATACATTGGGATAGACACATAAATAAATGAAAACTTTTAAAACTTAAATAAAATTATGGAAAACAAAATTGCAGAAACACTAGAAAAACTCTACTGGGAAGAACTCAATAAGGAGGGTATCACAAAAGAAGATATAGGGCTTATAATGCTAGAAATAGAATTTACACCCGTTACACCGTTTGAAGGCGCGAGTCCATGCGAAGTGAAGGAAACAATTGGCAATAATTATATTGTCATGTCTCCAACTGGCGCGATAACGGTAGACGAGGAAGGATTAAAAGTTATGCGTTTCAGGTATTTACAATTCGACCCTGAGAGGATTGGGCAAAGAAACGCTATTAATAATATGTTTAAATAGCATTAAATTTTTAATCACATTGGGATAAGCACATAAAGAAATGAGAATATTACTTGCATGCGAAGAAAGCCAGGCGGTTTGTATTGAGTTCAGGAAACTAGGACATGAAGCGTTTAGTTGTGATACTCAAGAATGCTCCGGAGGCCATCCTGAGTGGCATATACAAGGTGATGTTTTACAGCAATTAAATAGAGGCTGGGACATGATGATTGCGTTTCCGCCTTGTACACATTTAGCGGTAAGCGGAGCCGCACATTTTGAACAAAAACGAAAAGACGGTAGACAGCCAGAGGGTATTAATTTTTTTATGGCTTTGGTAAATGCACCAATTGACAAAATTGCAATTGAAAACCCTATAGGAATAATGAGCACTGAGTATAAAAAGCCGAATCAAATAATACAACCTTTTTATTTTGGCGATCCAGAACCAAAATCCACCTGTTTATGGCTAAAAAACTTACCTAAATTAGTTCATATCAAACAAGATGATTTGTTTGCAACTAAAACACATGTTGAGCCTCAATATGCAATGTATAATAGTAAAAAAACTAAATATGGTAAAAGTAAATATTCATCCTTTGGCAAACTCGGGAAAGGCAAAGGAAAAGAAAGATCAAAAACATTTCCAGGTATTGCGAAAGCAATGGCCGAACAATGGAGTTAAACCAAACTAAATAATTATGATAAGTATCAGAGAAATTGAGCGAAAGTATAAATCATTAATGCACGAGGTGAAAACGGATCACCATTATAAAATAGATCTTGAAAATAGAGCAAATGTCTATACGTGCGATAAGGGACATACAACCAAAACTATCGACATAGATCCAGGAGTCACGCCTTATTTTCATTCCTGTTTTGTTTGTGGGCGCCTGGCAAAAAGTAGTTTTTATCATGATACTTTGAAAGATGAAAAACCAGTTGAAGAATGGTATCGCCCAACACTAGAAGAGTGTAAAAAATTGAGAAGAAAACCAGCTGAATTGGAACATGTTTTCAGTGGAGGACTATTATCACGAAAATTTAAACCAAATGAGATCTGAAACCATATTGCAAAATGTCGCCAACGAATTTTTAATCGAAGTTGACGCCATAAAATCACCATCTCAATACAGTAAAGATGCAACGCCTCGACATGTGTATTTTGATTTTTGCATGTTGTTTCAGTATGAGTTATCTGATAAAATGGAGCAATGCGCAACCCTTGTTAATAGGGATGTAACAACATTAAGAGCAGGAGCAAAACGAGCACAACAATTAACACGAACGGATATAGAAATCGCTCGGAAATTTGAAATAATTAAACGTAATATTTTAAAATAATTCTCCTATGCCACAGAAGCAAACCGACAACTTAAACGATATGATATTACACTACAGAAATGTAAGGTATTTGATCTACAAGGATAAGGAATTCATAACTCCTGACGAACTTTATAATATGGGTGTTGGCCTTTGCTCTAGCTGCGGAAAAGAATCATTGCATGAGCATATAAATTGCCCAAAGTGTGGCACCAGAAAATTTGTATTGAAAGAATCAACAATAGCCAGTTTGAAAAAATAATTATTCACCATAAACTAAAGAAGAAATGAAAATAGAATTTGATCAGGAATTGCTAATTGAAATTCAAGACTATATCAATGAACTTGAAGAACAAGTTGGGTTAAGGCCAGAAACAATGAAGGATATTGAAATGGCTATATCGAATAAAATGAAAGAATTAAATAAACCAGCGCCAGAAGTAGAATTACGTCAAGTATGGCGTAATAAAGAAACTGGGAGTAAAGTAATTATTACAGAAGATAAAATTGAGGGCATTAAATCTACTATTAATGAGTACGATTATGTTTGCGATAGACCTCATGGAGATGGAGATTTTTCATACTTCTGTAATTTTTCACATTGCCGATGCTGGAATTAATTATTTAACCACCCTTAAACTAATAACATAAGTGCAACAAACCCTAACCAAAAATAAGAAGTGCAAAAACTGCGGAACTAAATTTGACCAATATGGATTTGGCGACGTGGCATGTTCCGGAAAGTGCAAAGTTGAATGGTCCAACAAGCTGAAGGGAAAAAACGAAGCTCTAAAAGAAAAATACAGCACAACCATACTTGACGGCAAACACGAAGTAGATAATAATTTACTAAGAAGGCCACTACCTCAATTACTTGATGCAGCTGTTCAAACTTGCCATAAATACATAAGGTTAAGAGATGCCGGCCAGCCTTGTATAAGTTGTGATGAATTTAGAACTCTTCAAGCTGGTCATTTTTATTCCGCCAACGAGCACCCTTGCCTGAAATTTTCAGATTTAAATATTAACGGACAATGTGAAGAATGTAACGGGGGCAAATACGGGAACTTTGATGAATACGAAAAACGACTTAGGGAAAAGATTGGGCCGTTCTTATTAACGAAACTTGAAGAAACCACCATAAGATATAAGCGCCTTGGATGGAAATGGGATAGACCAGCATTGATAACAATAATTAATGAGTATAAAGAGAAAATCAAGTTGCTATGAAAATAAATCAAATATACAAAGCATGCACGAAAAATAAATATATAATTCTACGTGATAATAACAATAGTTTAGTTGGTATTAATTGCGCTATCCATAAAATGAAAAGATTTAAAGGGATTGAGGTTAATAATGGTAAGTCAAACTTCCAGAGTTATTACCCGTGCTCATTCCAAGAATATATAAGATTAAAAATTCCTTTTTATTCACTAGCCACACTGTCAGTAAACCGATCGCTAAATCAATCATTAAAGAATTTTCCAATAAAAACGAATATTATTTATAATTTATAAAACAATTACATTATATTTACCATCACACAAAAATCAATCTCCATATTCAAACACTTATTAAAAATATAGATATATCAAACAAGGGGCGAAGGTCGTCATCTGGGGTTTGTGTTTATGGAGAGCACACCCCTTGTTTGATTCTGTTTTTAAAATATATTGCGGGGTAGAGCAGTTGGTTAGCTCGGATGGCTCATAACCATTAGGTCGTTGGTTCGAATCCAACCCCACGCAACGGTTTCCGGATAAAATGACTAATACAGTGGATGGGATTTCCTACGGATAGTCAGACTCTCGAAGTGTTTCAGACTCGTCTTGTCAACTTAGGTAAAGTTGGGGTGCAATGTAGCTCAGTGGTAGAGCGAGCCCTCTTGAGGGTGGTCAGTGGTTCGAGCCCACTCATTGCAGCAAACTAGTACTGACGAACGAGGCCGGTTATATTGGCCGGCCTCAACTTAAAATTCTCCATGACTCACCCAAACACCGAGTACCCAAAGAAATCACCAGACATAACGGGAAACGATCCTGTTTTCAGTGTAGATGTAATAACAGTAGACAAGGATAATTTTTTAAATCTGGCATGGTGGAATTATCAAAGTAAAATGTGGATGTTTCACACTGACACCATAGAACCTCCTTATTATAAAGGCAAACTGATAGATTTTGTCTGGATGTATAAACCTAAGAATTTCAAAGTAAAATAAACCCTACCCAATGAGTAAAATAATTGAGCTAGCTAAAAAACTAAAAGCCTTATCTGAAAGGGGCGAGCACGGAGAAAAACACAATGCTGCTGATATGCTTACGAAGCTGTTAAAAAAACACGACCTGTCAGTTGAAGATATCGAGAGAGAGGAAATTAGCTCTCATTTTTTAAGTTTTAAACTAAAACAAGAGACTTTATTAACGCAAATAATCTACTCTATATTAGGTCACCGAATGAAATTATACCCTCATGTTAGCTTGAAAACTAAGATGATGGTTAAATGTACTTCGGCAGAATTTATAGAAATAGAGGCGGCATTCCCTTTTTATTGGAATAAATACGAAAAAGAATTAGGATTATTTGATAAAGCATTTACTTATAAAAACTATTTATTTCCCAAGAATAGCGATTCATCCAAGAATAAAAAGCAAGAAAAAATAACGGATGAAGAAGCGGAAAAAATTGTGCAAATGATGTCGAGTATTGACGGGTCTAAACACCATAAACAAATCAACCAATGAGTAAAGATCTATTTGGACACGAAGGAATGAAAGCATTAAGCTGGAAAGAACCATTCGCTACCTTAATGCTGCACGGTAAAATTGAAACCCGTACATGGAATACTAATTACCGTGGCCTTGTTTTGATATGCGCCAGCCAAAAAGCGTACACCGAAATGGATTTATTTGGCATTTCAGGCGTGGTATTAACACAAAAAATATTAGTCACCCTTAATAGTAAAGGACAAAAAGAAAACCCGTCGTATGCAATTGCAGTGGGTAGGCTTATTCATTGCCGCAAAATGAAGCCAGAAGATGAACACAAGACATTTGTGCAATACAGACCTGAGCTACATTGCCACTTTTACGAAGATGTCAAACCTATTGTACCTATTCCATGGAAAGGCGCTCAAGGATGGCGAAATGTTCCTCAAGATTTCATCAATAAAATTCAATATTTATGAGTAAAGAACAACTAACACCGCTTTCAATAGCAATAAAATACGTTCATGGGCATCATGGCGCTTTAACTGACGATCAAGAGGTTAAAGATATGGTTGCAGATATTGAAACTCTTCTAGAACAGCAAAGAGAGAACGGGGTATCAAAGGGATTATCAATAGCAAGAAAGTGGTATAAAATAGGATTGGTAGAAGCTGGCGCAATAGATGAAGGTGATTTTGATAAATATTGGAATGAAGTTCATATGCCTAATATTTTAAAGGAAGCCCTATAACTATGAGTGAAGTAGAGAAAAAAGCTGATGAAATGATTGAGATAATGCAAGACGCGGAACTCACATATGATCAAATGTTAATTGTAATTAAAAATGTACGTGAAAGGTTAATCATTCAGAAAAACCAACCAGACCAATGAAAGAAGCTCCAATCAATTGGCAAGAGTGGATCAACGAAAACATTCTAAAATAAACACAGCCATTATTGCAGTAATATAAAATATTATCCGTAATATTGGCAGAAACATAAAACAGCATGGAAATCAATAATCACATTAAGAAAATGCTCAGTGATGAAAAGTACCGGATTGAAATAGCGATACAATTAACCCAGAACGACCAAAAAGCCATGGGTTTATTAGACATGGCAGAGAGAACATTTTACCACAAGCTGAAAAGTTACGGGATCACAAATCGAATCAACCAAAAACGTAAAGACAAGTTATCATGAAGGATTCGTATAATGTTTTGTTTATAGAAAGCATGGAAATGCAGGAAGATCCGTTCGGAAGTTTTGAGATACCAATATTTGTTCAGAACCGATTTTTATTAAATTATAGCATAAAAATGAATTGCCCAATTACAGGAAATTTATTTAGAGAATTAGCATTTGAAACTACCGGAGAGAGTTCTGATTACTTTGAGGCTCAACGAAAAGCTATTCAAAATATGATAGACGGTAGGCATAGCGGCGCAACCAATAGGATATTTGATGTTGATTCAAAATGCAAGCCAGTTAAAAAAATACATCACCTCGAGGTAAGTCATTTCCCTAAAGAAATTCAAGATATGTTTAGGCAATTATTCGATATATCTACATGGGAATTCGAATTAAAAACGATCAATGAGAGTAATAATATATAATTAAAAAATCACAAATTCATTATAAAACCGTAAATTATAAGTTATGAGACAATTATTTATATTAAGTATTTTAATAGTATTTACCGTATCATGCAGTACTGAGTATGTAAAACCTGACATTACAGGCGAGTGGAAATTGATCAATACATTTGATGGCACTTTTAACATAAATTGGAACAACGGCCGTGGCATAAGCATCAATGAAAAATTATGTGATTGCAATATTTTAGACACTGGATTTCAGATATATGATTACACCTACACCGGATTAAAATTATGCGTTGAAAACCATATCTACGAAGTGTGTAAACTGAATGACACCCTAATTTTAACAGAAAACGACTTTGTTAGTACTTTTATCCGGTATAACATGCACCAATTGGATAGCGTACAGAACGCTGGGTGCTTTTGAATATGTTCACCGAAGACTATCAAGAGTTTCAACCTCTACAGGTTAAACCTAATTATAGTTTTTATATAGAATTGTTTGGGTGGGAAACCTATTGGACGTCGTTAAAAGGCGCAATAGTACCTGAACTTAGCGAATACGTTAAAACTAAAAATATTAGTGCAAACTGAATTAACAATATGGCAAAATCGATAAAGAAAAAGTTTAGAAACCTGATCCAAAAATATAAACAGGTAGATCTATGGTGGATCGTAGGCTTAATAGGCTTAAGCCTAATGATCTGGGGCCTTTATAATTTAGGAATGAATTTAATTGAAAGCTATGGGTAAGGATAACCCAATTTGGAAAAAAGTCAAGATGTTCATTAACGACGATAACGGCGGATGGGATGAATTAAAACCGAGCTCCAATAAATCGATTGAATTTGAAATTCCTAAACCAACAGAAAATAAATTCTTAAAAGCTATGAAAGAAGCCCCTTTAGTAATTATAGACCTAGATAAAAAAATAGAATTAGAAATTGACGTTGGTGAAGGTGAGGATATTACAGTGATTACCACTAACGACCGCGATACTTATGAAAAGTTGTGTAGAATTGTGCAAGAGCCGAATCGCACACAGGTTAGGTTAATATTAAATAAACAATTATGGCATACACCGACAAACAGAAAACAGAGATAGTTAATGAAATCTGTAAAAGGGTAAGCGAAGGTGAGGCGTTAAGAAATATCTGCTCTGAAAAAGAACAGATTGATGTTGTTACATTCTATAAGTGGATAGATGACGACGAGGATAAAGCCAAACACTACGCGCGCGGTATAAGGGCTAGGACTGACATACATTTTGAGTCCATTCGGGAAATAATCCATGAAGATTGTACCTACACCTACAAGGACGAGAATGGCAATGAGATAACTAGGATTGATTCAGCTAAAGTTCAACACCAGCGTTTAAAAATGGACGGTGAAAAATGGATGGTCGGAAAAGAGAACGCTCCTAAATACGGCGACGTTACGAAACATAAAATATCAGGCGACGAAGACGACGACACGCCGATTAAAATAATTGGCACCATTATAAAATAATTAAAGCAAAGGAAATGGCAATAGCAATAGCAATAGGTTTCGCAATTACGATTGGCTTGATAGTTTTTGGGATTTTTGCGATTGACACAGTGTGCAGTAATCAATCATTGATAATCAGGAATCAAGAGAAAATACTCAGGCAGTTAAAGGCAACGCCTAAAAAAAATGATTGAAAACGGAATTATAACATTTGACACACGCGGGAACGAAAAGCAAAAGGAGTGCGCCAGACGTTGGAACGACGATTACACAAGTGATATAATTTACGGTGGAGCAAAGGGAGGAGCCAAAAGTTTTACTGGCTGCTCCCTTATTTTTTCAAATGCCTTCACCTACCCTGGCACCCATTATTTTATTTGCAGGAAGAAATTAAACGACCTGCGAAAATTTACCCGCCCATCCATTGACGAGGTTTTTGATATTTGGGGCATACCCCAGGCTAATTACAAGTTTAACGCCATGGATAATATGTACATTCTGCACAATAAATCTAAGGTGTTTCTATTAGAAGCTAAGTACATGCCCTCTGATAAGGACTATGCACGGTTTGGGTCAATGCAGATGACGAGGGGGTGGCTTGAGGAGGCTGGGGAGTTTGAGCCAGATGCAAAAAGCAATTTAGCGGCAAGCGTTGGGAGATGGAGGAATAATAAATACGGATTAAAAGGTAAGATACTTCAAACATGTAACCCGGCTAAAAATTACCTATACGGGCAGTATTACAAACCATTTAAAGAAGGGACTCTAGGTAAAAATAAGGCATTTATACAGGCGTTTCCTCAAGATAATAAAATGTTATCCAAGGGCTATATAGAGCATCTTTACGAGACATTGGATAAAAATCAGATTGAAAGGCTTATTCATGGCAGCTGGGAGTACGACGACGACCCAACATGTTTAATCGACATCGATTCAGCTAATGATTACTTCACCAACGAACACATATTGCCGGAAGGTGACAAATACATTACCGTTGACGTGGCTCGACTCGGAAAGGATAAAACTACAATTAGAGTCTGGCATGGTTGGCGAGTAATCCAGGTTGAGGAGTACGACAAAACAACTATCAACGAGGTTGTGGATATCGTAAAGACAATAGCCAATATCCATGAGGTGCCAATGAGTAGGGTTGTTGTTGACGAAGACGGCGTAGGCGGAGGCGTTAAAGATTACCTGAAATGCAAAGGATTTGTTAATAATAGTTCACCCATTCAGAAAGGTGTGGATAAAAAATTCAAAGAAAATTACGATAATCTAAAAAGTCAATGTAGTTTCAAAATCGCCAAGCGGATTGTGCGAAAAGAATTATATGAAATTTGCGATAACAACAACAGAAAACAAACTGTGATTTCAGAAATGGAAGTAGTTAAAAGTAAGTCTGATATGCCTGTAGGTAAATTGGGTGTGCTTCCAAAAGATGAAGTTAGAAAATTAATTGGCCGTTCGCCTGATCACTGGGATAGCATAATGATGCGTGAATTTTTCGAATTAAGAAGATCAAAAATGTTAGCAAGCTCATGGATTTAAAATTCATAATATTTATAATAATATTACTAGGCATTATACCACTAGGATTATCTGTCTTGTATATGTTTTTTGGATTTAAAAAATATAATAAACAGGTCTCGCATAGCATACCCTTATTGTGGTATGGAATTTTATTGATGACATTATTATTTATAGATGAATTAAAACCAATAATAAATAACTTTTTTAACTCATGAGCGCAGAACAGCAAGAATTTAAGGCAACATTTGAATTAAGATGGGAGGTAAGGGTGTTAAAACCTACTATGGCAGAGTTATTCGACCCCAATAGGCCTATGCACGAAAGCATTCTACAACAGAAATGGGTAAGTGAAGACGGTAAAGTAAAATGGGTTGACGTATCTGTCGTAGCGCAAGAGCAGAAAATTGAGGATATCGCGTCTTCAACCGGTAACGATTTAACAAATTCATAATTAAAACTAATTATTTCACGAAAATCATAAAACTATGGAAGCAGAAAATCAAAAACCTTTAGCGATTATCAGAGGCACAAAAGAAAATAATGATATCATCACTACCTTTCTTAATGATAATGGGTTTGTAACAACCTCAATAGAATCTAAGCAAGAGGATATTTCTTTAATATCACGTGATTGTGATGATAATTTATATGTAATTAAAATGTAAAACTATGTCAAAAGGAAAAGGTAAAAATAAGGGTGCAAAAGCTAAGGTAGAAACCAAAGTTGAGCCAGTTGTAAGTCAGGAAATAAAAGCAGGAGCGAAGGAAACTCCTAAAATTGAAACCGTAGTAGATCCTCCTGTAGTTGATAAACCGACTTTAGGTATTAATTCTACATATAATGTCGGGTTGGCAATTAAAGGTAAAGACAATGAGTTAGAGTATATTACTTTTGAAATTGGAACGAACGAAAAAGGCGAATTAGAATTTACGAAAGAGTTTACTGAAAAGTTTATAAAGACGTTTGGCCCTCAAAAACCAGAAGTTGACCCACTCATTACAAAGGCTGAAAAACTAGTAGGGAAAACACCACCTGAATTAACAATCGAAGCTGTGGACGAAGAAATGAGAGATGCAATTGAAAACATTGGCAAGATTCAATCTAAATACCAGCAATTAACAGCGATATCAAAATCAAGTAAATTAAGGCGTATGATTCGCATTTTGAGAACTGCCAGTAAAGATTGGAAGCCGCGTGTATAACTACAAAATTTCAAGCTTAGGAATAGATTTTCAGCTACCAATTAATTGGAGTGAAATTACTATCCAAAAATTCGCAGATTATCAAGATCTAGTGAAGCAGCTGCAAAAACAGTTTGTTGAAACATTCAGTTTAAAGGATGAAACAGAAATTGCACAGGTTACGACAATCGAAATATTTATCAAGATGCCGAGTTACTTCACCAAAATAATATCGTTTTGGTCTGGGTTGAGCTTAAGCGATGTGTACAAAATAGATAAGAACGATGTACTTGCCTGTTACACTCATATGAATAAATTTCTAGCCAACAATACAACCGAAACCGGCATTGATAAATTTACATTCAAAGGAGCGGAGTATTTATTCCCTGGATCTAAAAGCGATATCAACGGCAATACAGCATTAATGGCCGATGAAACATTCGGAGCGATGATTTACGCCTTCCAGCAAAATAAGAGTTTGGAGGAGTTAGGCAAAGGAAGGTTTGAAGCTGTGGCCGCGCAAATGGCAATTTTATGCAGGCCAAAAGGCGAGGAGTACGACCCTGATAAATCCAATGTGAGAGCTTTGGAATTCAAGCAGCTGCCCATGGATATCGTATGGGAGTTTGTTTTTTTTTCGATAAGACAGACGAGCAGATTCAAAAAGCTTACAGAAACCTATTTGAAGGAAGGGGAGGAAAAAACAAACTTAGCCGGTGGGGGTGGTATAACTCCCTCTACCAAGCTGCAGGAAAAGACATAATGAAATTAGACAAAGTTGAGGCAATGCCTTTTCATAAAGTCATGGCGTTTTTGAGTTACGAAAAGGATTTTTATTATAAGCCACCAGTTGTTAAAAAAAGGAAAAGGAAATGAGAATATTAGAATTTGAAGGTTACGTAATTGACGCAAATAAATTAGAATGCGTCTCCTCGATACATGAAGATATTGGCTTGTATTCAAAGTATAAGGTATCGTTTCAGGTAGGCGGTATTAAATACATTAAAAGCATTGAGTACAGGGATGATTCTAAAGATTATCCAGAGAGAGACGAGGCGTATAAAAAGATTGTTAAAATAAGGGAATCTATCGTTGCGGAAATGAAAAAAAGAATAGATGAATTTGCCTAAAATACTAATAGCTGCACCAACCAGCGATAAAAAAGATTATTGCCTTGACGAATGGGTAGATAACGTACTTTCGTTTGATTACCCTGCGAGTACAATACTATTAGTGGACAATTCCCACAACGAAGAATACTATCATAAAATTTTAGACAAAGGAATTAACTGTCTGCACGTTAAACCGGAAGGAAACGTGGTTGATTATATTGCGGATTGTCAGAAATTGATTAGACATTATGTTTTAGAGGGCGGCTATGATTACCTCTTCTCTCTGGAGAGCGATGTAATACCACAATCCGATATTATACTACAGTTATTACATCATAATAAAAGAATTGTAGCCGCCCCTTATTTCGTGCAATACAAAGGCGGTGACCCGTCATTGTGCATGATTGATCCAGAAATACAACACGTAAAAGAAATGAGCTACATGCATACCCGAATGGTGGGCACAAAGCAAGGATTAAGCAGATTAACCGGTGAGTTAGTAAAAGTTTTTGGCGTCGGCCTCGGCTGTTCGTTAATACATAAAGATGTTTTGAAAAAAATAGACTTCCGCTCGGGCACCGCGTCCAACGAGACCCGAATGGATCGGAGTGTATTTTCGGACAGCCTATTTTATATTGATTGCTTCAAGGCAAAGATACCCGTTTTTTGGGATACAAAATTACTTGTACGGCATAAATATAGTGATTGGAGCGGCAATATTGATTTATATATTAAATAATAATACAATGAATTCGCTAAAACCTATAGTATAACAATCGAATGTATTAAATGAATGTACATACACTTAAAAATTGATTATGAAAAATAATACTTACCAAGAACGACTCAATCAATATAAAGAGGAAATATCCATCATAAACCGAGGTATCAAAGCTTACATAGGCCGTGGTGAAAAAGTTGTAACAGGAGCAGTTGCCAAATATGAAAATGAGCACAAAGTTTTTAAGCTGCAATTAGACCTTTCCGCTAAAGAGGGTTCAATGTTGCAGCTCGCTCAATTGATGAAGGAAAAAGACGAGCAATTTGCGTCAGAAATGAAATTCATGAAGGCCAATTTCGCCAAGCTTCTCAAAAAAGCAATGGACGCAAAGGACGGATTACCAAAAGATCAAAAAAGAATGGTGGTAGCATATCGGGAAATGGATGTCAAGAAATCTTGGCTTTCAGACGAACATAAATTAGTGGCATTCAAAGCAATGATGAACATTTTAAATGCTAATAGTAATGGGAAATCAATTTAAGTTACTCAAGGATTATGAAAATCCAAGCCGTAAAATCCATAAAGGCGTTATAAAAACTAGATCCGAATGGTGTGAGATATTCGAACATCTAAATTTAAAACCTAGTGAATTATTTGGGAAAAATGATTGGTTTGAGAAGGTAGAGGAAAGGATAGAAGTTAAAATAATGTATTGCTACCGTAAGAAACACAACTCTATGCCTGTTGGTAAATTAATAGGAATGTTTTTAGAGGGCGTTCATCCAACAGAAGAACAACGAATACTATGCGAGAAAGCCATAAACGGGAAGCTGGTAGATAGGAATGATTTACTTCATGTATTAATGGGAATGTATTCAGAATATAAAAACCCAACCGACCGCAAAGCTAAAGAGGTGGTTAGATGTATTGTAGGCACTCTAGGCGTAACTACCGAGGAATGGTTTAAGCTAAAGAAAACAACAGAAGTACCCATTTCAGACTGTGGTAGTGAAACGGTAAGTTTTGTAAGTAAAGAGCAGCGCGACCATGCAATCAATGTATTATCAAGCAACACAGCTAAATGAACCTAACAATAGTAACAGCGGTCTGGAAGCGGCCAGAAGTATTTGAGATGTTTGCCCAAGGCGTTAAGCTACTGCAAAAACATTTTAAAGGAAGGATTAATATCACCGTCGCATGTACCGGATCTGAGGGTCAACAATCAAGATCAATGGTTGAGGCTCATAAATTCCTATATGCTGAATACCACAACAGGGCGTTAGGCCAAAAAATGAACAAAGCCGCAATTATATCTAGGACATTAGAACCTGATTACGTGATGTTAGTTGGCAGCGATGACATAATGGCCCCGAATGTAATGGAGGTTTACTACGAGGAAATGCTAAAAGGCATTGATTACCTCTACGTTAAAGACTTTTATTTCTTCGATACTGTCACAAAACAGGGATTATATTGGGCGGGATACGCTAAAACCAGTAATCGCGGCCATGGATGCGGCGCCGGTCGTGTGTTATCTCGTCGAGTATTGGACGCCCTTGGATTTCAACCATGGTACAATGATAAATGTCACAACATTCTTGATACTGCATTTGACAGGAGAATGAGAAGCATTCAAGGAATAAAACCAATCGCCAAATCTTTCTACCTCCGGGACATTGACGGTTTTGGATTGGATATTAAGAGTAGTACAAACATGACGCCATTTGCAAAGTGGGACAATACCGAATTTATGGACGGCAAGAAAATGTTATTTGACAATTTACCGGAGAAACTAGCAAAACAGATATATGGATGATTTAAAAAAAATTAAAGCTATTGTTTTAGTCAGTAATCAGAAATTAGAATACCAGTTCAGTTGTTATGATTTTGATATTCATAATTCTTGTCATAGATTTTATAATGAAGAAGGGGCGATCGTGTATATATTTCCTGCGCAACATACAATCGTTAGTATATTATGAAGATATTTATCACAGGGTGCGCCAAATCGGGCACAACGTTACTGGCTAGGTTAATGGATTCATTCGGCCATATAATAGCTACTGAGGAAACAAGTTTGCACGGGCTATGTCAAAGTGAGCACAATAATATAGTTTGTAAACGCAGTGAGTACTCTATATTTTCCAATATATTGACTAGAAAGGATTTGAATAACCAAAAACAGTTGATTAAGAAAAAAGGAATCAAAGTAATTAACATTTATCGTAACGGTGTTGATATAATGGAAAGTTTCGAGAGGGATTGGGGTTACTGGAATCCGTTAATATGGTGTGAAAGTATTAGACAAATGCAAGAGTATAGGGCTTTGATTGCTGTGAATATCAGATATGAGGCGTTGGTAGAAAGTCCGGACGTAATACAGAGGTATATCGCTAGTCGACTAGGGTTAAAACCTAACTACTTATTCAGTGAATACACCGAGAAAACACCTGAAACGATATTCCCTACCGATCAGGAGCGCTATAAAATACGGCCAATATCTAGCGATAGAATAGGTAAGCAGTTTGATGTTCGTAAGCCTGGCATTGACATTGATTATTTTAACCAACAAATGGAAAGTTTAGGGTATGAAAAAGTATAATCCTGTAGAAGACAATCATAATTTTATACAGTCAAGCGCAACAATTAGCCCTATCGCTATAATTGGAAAGAATAATTACTTTGGTCACGGGGTAATTATTTACGATAACGTAAGCATAGGTGATAACAATTACTTTGGCGCGTACTGTATAATAGGAGCCAAACCAGAATCAAGGGAGTTCTTTAAGGAGTCAAAACAAAGGGTAATCATAGGTAGTAACAACCGGTTTTATAAGCAGGTAACTATTGACGGCTCAACTGATAAAGAGACAATCATAGCTGATAACTGTGAGTTTCTAAAGAATAGCCATGTAGGACATGATGCAATCATATGGAACAACGTTAGTCTAAGGTGTAACGCGGTAGTTGGCGGTGGGTGTGTAATTAATAAAGGCGTAGTAATAGGATTGAACGCAAGCATACACCAGAGAGTAGAGATACCAAAAGACGTTAGCATAGGCATGAATAGCTGTGTTACTAAGAAGCAGATTATAAACGAAGGTTTTATTTACGGCGGGGTACCCGTTAGGCAATTAAAGAAGATAAAATAATGTGTGGTATTCTGGCCGTAGTAGGAGACTTTAGGTACGACAAAATACCCGACGCTTTAATAGAGCGTGGCCGGGACGGTCAAGGGGTATATGAAGACGAACACGTGCAGTTAATACAGACCCGTTTACAGATTACCGGCAATGATGAAATGAAACTACCTGTACAAACTGATACATGGGTACTATTATTTAATGGAGAGATATACAACTACAAACTACTTAACAAGTTGTACCTGTACATGTACGATTTCAAGTACGATTCTGATTTCGAAACGGTATTATATGGGTTTGAGAAGTACGGATATAGCTTTATAAACATGTTAGATGGTCAATTTGCCATATTCTTGTACAATAAAAAGACTCAACAGCACCATTTCTTTAGGGATGAACTAGCAATAAGGACGGTTTACAAGATGGAATACCAAGACAGCACTATTTATTCAAGTAATCTACGCTCATTACCAGCGATTAAGTTTAACAAATTCCCTACAAGGGGTTATGGAAATGTTACAAACGCAATTGAATTATGAAGGTACGTATGGAAATGAAAAACCCCAGCTTTATAAACTGGCTTATAATTAAGTCTTGCAATTTTATGTTATGGTTTGCAGAGCTGGTATACGAGGGTAAAGAATTGGAAGAACAGCAAAAGGATTTAGTATCAACGGCATGGAAAGCAATACGCTAAATTTTTATAACGACTTCAAGAAAGCAGTCAAGAAACGGACTGTTGATAATATGGCGGTGCCTGTATCGGGTGGTTTAGATTCTACTTTGATAGTTAAGGCGTTGTACGATAATGGTGATTTGGAAAGCTGTAAGAAACATCGTTTTTCATTCATAAATATGATGGACGGGCAAAGCCAGTATGTAAATAAATTATCAGAGACATACGGTATAAATATTCATAGAGTATTTCAAAGGCATTTAGATTGTCAGTTTGAAAACATGATTAGAATTTGGGAGGAACCATATTATGCATTGAGTATTAATTACTATCTATTTGATGTAATTCGCGGAGCTGGTAAACGCGTCTGCATGTCAGGACTAGGAGCAGACGAACTATTCGGGGGTTACACATACTACAATACACCTGATTACCCACGCGGATTCATGGAGCCAATAGAAGCAGTAAGCAACGAGGCTAAGAAAAAACAAGATTTACACCTTCTCACCCATCATCATTTACGGAAAATGGATAAAATGGGAATGTATTTTGAGGTAGAAAGCCGCTACCCTTTTTTAGATACTGCAGTAAGAAAATATGAAGACGTTGGTAAATCGATGATCAAGGAAATACTGAGGGAAGATTTCGACGATGATTTTATCAATAGGCCAAAACAAGGGTTTAGGGCTGGCGTAAGCTCAAAGGAAATGTACTTGAAACAAATTAATTTATGGATTAAATTATTTGCGTAATGGATGATTATCATAAAAAATTAGATGAATTAATATCTAAAGTTGATAACGGGAAACAGAAGTATAAAAAATCTCCGCTATTCAATAAGGTTGTTAATTGCTTGGCGTATAAACATGAGCCAATACAAATAATGAGTGATTTAATAGATATTATTGAGACTCAACAAGATGAATTTGAGAAATATCAACAAGGCGATACAAGGCCGATTTTAATTAAAACTATATGAAATTAGGAATATTCTACACAATTTACAACGGTACTGAATTACTCAATGGAGCAATAAAACAAATTGAACCTTACGTTGACGTAATACTATTGCACTATCAAACAACCTCCCACCGAGGCCATAAATCAGATGAATTCGTAAGGTGGTACGAAGCCAATGAGAAAAAATTGAGTAAAAAAATCAGGATACTCAAATATGAGCCTATCGAAGATTGGCAGGCCACGAAAAAAAATGAGCGAATCAAACATAATAAGGCTATCGATCTGCTACGAAGAGAGAATTGCACTCACTTTATAATGGGCGCGTGTGATCATTATTACAACCCACACGAATTCAAAGCAGCAAAGGAATATCTAATTGAAAATCCTTTCGATGTTACCTGGACTAAAATGTTCACATATTATAAAAACCCAACTTGGCAATTAACACCATTGGAGAATTATTGCATGCCGTTTATTAACAAATTAACGGATGAAACGCGGATTTGTAGCCGCTTTCCTGTACGAGTTGACCCATCCTGTGGAATTGCTCCGTATAAAACTTCTAAAGGTTTTGACCCAAAAGTCTTAATTTTACATCACTTCACCATGATTAGGCAGGATATTCGAAACAAGTTCGTTAATGCAGCCGCCGGCGTAAATTGGGCGAATAAAATAGAAGAATTTATCAAAGAGTACGAAAATTACGATATTAAAGTAAATCCAGGTGTGAAGTATTTTAGTGGCGACGGCAACATAAGAAAAATTAAACAAGTGCCAAATTGGTTTAATATATGAGTCAGGTAGATGATATAAAAGCAGAATTTGAAACAATTGCCAACGCTCAAGTTGGAATCGAAACATTTAAATACGATTATCCTTCTGCTAAAAATGTATTTGCAGACGTGCCATACCCTGTTTTAATGTTACACACCATCACGGAAGCGGCGTTTACTCCTCAGAAAAAAGGCTATAAGAATTACAATATAGTATTTGGCGTTTACTCTGAATATCTTGAAGCGGAAAAGGATAGTACTGAACGTTCAGTAAAGCAGGCTAAACTGGAAACATTAGGCGATCACTTTTTAATAGAATTTGACGCCAGGGCACAAGATCAAACGGCCGGTAATTGGTTTAGATTAGTGGGTGCAGCTGAGGTATTACCCACAACAGAATGGATTGAAAACATGGGTGATGCAAGAGTGTACGCCTATGAGATAAGTTTTATTTTACAAGTTCCTAGCGAATGCACGACGGGAACGTTTAATTATTAGATTATGCCAACGAGAAGCGATAAATTATATAACGAAGGAATATCGAATGTAAAGGATACTAATGAGCTGTATAAACTATTTGATTCAGCCCCTCCACCTCCGTTTATGCACTTTATACCTACTAATACTTTAAAACCAAACAACTATATTACTGAGCCTGTAGAGGAATTAAAAGAAGAATAATGGCACTGGACGCAGCTAAAATAGTATACAAAAAATTAGCGGAGGAGCTTCTACTTTTGGAGGCTCAGGAAATAATTAACCAAGGACATAAAGCAACGGGCTCATTAATTAACACTTTAAAAAATCCAGTGGTCCCAATACTTGGCGGAATTTCAATAGAGGGTAAAATGAATCAATATGGTTTGGCGCTCGAAAAGAAGCGGCAACCAGGTAAGCCACCTCCAGTTTCAGTGCTAATAAAATGGATTAAAACGAAAGGAATAACCAACACTGACAGAACAACACGGCAAATAGCATTTGCTATTCAGGAAGCGATAAGAAGGGAGGGCGTACCGACAACTGGCCGTAAAACTCCAAACGGCAAAGGCTCGTTTAGGTTTTCAAAAGTGGGCCGCCGAACGGGATGGATAACGCAAACACTAAAAGAAGCTGAGGGGCTGATTGAAAAAAGAACATTTGAGGCGGTAGGAGTAGAGGCGGAAGTAGCAATAAATAATATTGTAAGGGACTTTAAAAAGAATTTGAACTAATGGCAATAACGGAAGATTCAACACCAAGCAACCCTATATCATTAGGCCGACAAGTATCATATACTGTTAGTTCTAATGATATTGATATTGTTAGGATGAAGGGAAGTGTTGATATTGATTCAAGCGCGGTTATAATTTTAGATCCAGATATAGGAGAAACGAATGAATTCACCTTTGATTTTCAAACGATCGTCGAAAGGAATTTAGGCGGATATATGACCGTTGAAGAGGGCGGTCATGGAATGCCAGTGCTTGACGCGTGGACTTTATTGGATGCCGACGAAGCATTTTTTGATATAATACCCACATTTATTGAGTTGGTTGGTACTGTGGGAGGTGGATTGGTTGAGGCAGATAATTTAGTAGGCTCAACGACAGCTGTAATTAATGCATTTTTAGCGCGTGAACAATCGCAAAATATGAATGAGTTTAATCTTAACGCTCCATTAAGGCGATTTTTAACCAATAATAGTCCTAATTCGGTGTTTCCAATTACCTCAAGAAATATAAGATTAACTGATAACGCTTGGTTAAGTGGGTATACCACGAATTCAGCCGCTACAATATTGCTTGAGGTAGCAGTTACCAATACCAGCAACGTAACAACCGTTTCATTTATTGACTTGGTTGATCTGCAAAATGCAGATCGTGGAGATATACCGGTTGGCCCTATAAATTTAAATGCCGCAACTTTAACCGGAGATTCGGAAGGCTCGCAGCCTATTATTAATTCAACCACCAAAAGTTATACTGTAACAGTAGTTGGTAGAGGAAATGAGCAAGTAACAAATGGCGACTTTTCAAGTTCTACGGGGTGGACTTTAGGCGGATCATGGGTCATTGCCGGAGGCGTTGCAACTAATGGCCCTACCTCCACATCGAGCGACATATTAAAACGGACATTATCATTAAGTACAAACACTGAATATTTTTTTTCAATAGATAAAGTTTCACATGGCGGTGATTTTTGGACATTGGATGTTGATTTTGACAACACCAATATAATAAGTTTCACTAGTGGCAACTCAAACAAAAAATATTTCAGGACACTGAACACGGCGGGCTCAATTTCTAACCAGGATATTGAATTAAATTTCAAAGATGCCAGTGGGGCCACTATTACAATGGATAATGTTTCTATAACACAACGCTCTGTATTATCTGAAACAATAACTTTCGAGCTTTACGACAGATGCTTCAATAAAGAGGTTGTCTTTTTTTGGGAGAATAGATTCGGCGGGTTGGATGGTCCTTTTGTATTTCAAACAGAAGAGAGAGGCATTACTGTCGATAAAAAAACATATATCAAACCTCTAACTAATAATTTTACAACTCAAAGTAGAGGGCGTACAACAATAGGAGGCGAATCTAATACACCATTCAGTGCATTTTCCACAGCTTTAAAAGACAATGAATTAATATGGTTAGAGGAAATTTTTGAGGATAGGCTAACGTTTATTTTAGTCAATGGGGAATTTATACCAGTAACAGTAACTAGAAATTCGGCTAAAACTGTTCAGGAAGGATTGAACCAATTAAGAATTGATTATACATACGCAAACAACAGGATAATTTTAGGGAAATAATGAGTGTAACAGTTGAAATAAGAGACAGCGCCAATAATTTAGAAGGCATTTTGGAGGTGAAAGACTCCATTAGCTTTCCCCTGTCTTTAAATTACGGAGTTGCTGACATCAAAAACGCCACACCATCAAACAAACGTTACCGAGGTGGTAGTTTTTCACGAACTTTTGAGGTTGCAGGATCTCAAGCGAACGACCAACTTTTACAACATATCTACGACACCAATATAGAAGATAGCAAAGATGTTAAAGCCAAAAAAGATTGCGTCGTCAAGATTGATGGAGCGCCATATTTAAGGGGTGGTTTTAAGGTTAATAACATTGAAACAGAGGCGGGTGTAAAAACATATCAATGTGTGGTAACCGGCGATAATACCGTGTGGGTTGATTTATTTAACCAGCTTAAACTAGATGAATTAGATTGGGGGAGCCATACTTTTGATATTCTTACAATTGAAAATAGCTGGACGGCCAGTAATCTTGATTACTATTATCCATTCACAAATTACGGGCGATGGACTCAGGGAGATAATATAACGGTCGAAGACTTACGGCCAATGATATTTTTTAAGTCAATGATTGATAAGGCTTTTTCAAGCATAGGTTATAAAGTTGAAAGCACATTTTTTAACACAAATCAATTCAAAAAAATAGGCAGGTTATTTACTGGCACTGGATTTAAACACGACGAAGATACCTTGGCGGCTAATAAATTCAAGGCTACCAAAACCAGTGATCAAGTAGTAAGCTTTGGTGCAAAAGCTTTCAATGTGCCATTATTTGGGTTGATCGATCCTATCCAATTTGAAACCAGCGACAATGCAATATTTAACCCTGCAACTGAGAAATTTACGGTAGACGAACAAGGGAAATATGATTTTGAAATTTCTCTTAACATCCAAGCTAAACAACAAGCGCCCGATACTATGTTTTTTCAGCTTATAAAAAACGGTTTTATACTGGAAGAAATAGAAATATTCTTCTCAAATGGCACTTCAACAAGTACACCAGGGTTTAGTTCGGTGAGCGATTTAATTGTACAAACCGGTGAATTTGATTTAATTACAGGTGATGAAATAACATTTGGTTATCGTTTTGAGTATGGAAGCATAACAATAAAAGCAATTCCAGATATTGAAATTACAATACAGATAGGCACCTTCGCCGGCAACCAATTGAGCCCACAATTTATAAACGGGGTTATAATCGATCTTGCAAAGCAATTGCCAGATACGCCAATTATTAATTTTATCAATGGCCTTACTCATGAATTTAACCTGTATTGGAAAACCAACGTCGCAGAAAGAAAAATAAGAGTAGAGCCATTTGGTGATTGGGTGGATTTAGACAACGATACTCAAATAGGTTTTTACAAAAGCATACCAAATGCTAATAATTTCACCCTTGATTTTGACGCAAGTAAAAAACATAAAGTAACATTCCTGAGCGATTACAAACGAGAGTTGAGATATCGATACAAAGACGATACAAAGGATGTCTTTTTAACCAAGATTAACAACGCAGAAAATGAAAGCTTTGGCAGTTACAAACATACATTTTCAGATAGATTTACCGAGGGCGAACAGGAAAGTATCAACCCTACATTTGCTTTTACTTATTACATAACAGATAGATCTGTGGCTCGTAATAGTTTAGCCACTGACGCGCCATTATTAGGTAGGTTGTGGGGCGAGCAAAAAGTAAACGGAGAGCCGCCAACGTTTGACACTGACTTCGAAGAGAGGATAGTATACAAAAACTTTGCAGCTCAAGGCGGAAATGAGGTAAAATGGGAGGGGAATTTTATATCAGTCATTCCAACAGCTTTAAGTTATGGCGACCGATCGACAGATTTAGATTTGAAGTTTAATGGCAATTTAGGATTGGTGAAAACTTTCTACGGTTCGCAATTAAGCGTAATCGAAAAAGGTATTTTACTAAACGCCTTCTTTAATCTGAGTGAGTCAAACGTGTTAAGATTGGAAAATGGCGATTTAATAAGAGAGCCTTTATATTTGAGTGATCCGGTGGAGCTCAAAGGCTACTGGTTAATTAATCAAATTACCGATGTAACGCCGCAAGATCCAGGCACTTATAAATTTGAATTGGTAAAGTTTGAGAATAAAACTCCTCTGACAATAGATGAAGATCAAAGTGGAGGTATTGGCGACGGTGATTTTGGTGAGGATAAAATATTTTCACCTGGTTTAGAAACCGGAGGGAATAAAGACGACATCGACGTGTTTGCCGAAATAACTTTAAGCGGTGAAAACACCGCGTATTTACATGTTACCATTTTGAATACAGATACAAATTTAATCGAACCAGTCACAATACCAGGATAATGGCAACGCAAGTAGTAGGTTTTAAGATTGAGTTACAGGGCGACGACGAGTTAAGCAATAGCATACTTGACTTAAATAAACAGCTTAAGGCATTAACCGACCGAAAAAAAGAGCTTGACAAAGAACTTAAAAGCGGATCAGCTGGTAAAACAGCTGAGGAAATGGCAAAGCTCGAAAAAGAGATTGTCGAAGTGGGGCTTTCCATCAAGGAAACAAGGGGTGAGTTAGGCAAACAACAAAAAGATTTTCTTAAAATACGTGGTGCAATTGAGGCCACAAGCGGAAGTTACAACGATTTAGTAAAAAGAAATCAGGCATTACGGGCTGAATTAAAAGCTCTACCAAGTGCATTTGATAAAACCAATAAAAAGGCCAATGAGCTTAAGAAGGAAATATCAGGCGTAACCACAGAGTTAAAACAATTCGATAAAGAATTAGGTGATAGTTTTAGAGATGTCGGTAACTACGGCAAGGCCATTGACGGGTTGGCAGATAAACTCAAAGGATTAAATTTAAGTCAAGGCGGTGCAAATATCAATCTAAGTAGCGCCGGTGGTATTCTGCAAAGTGTCATACCTCAGATTTCAAAATTTGGCGGCGCAATTGGAATAGCAGCCGGTGCAATTGTAGTTGGCGCAGGTTTGGCAACCGATGCCTTACTTGATTTAACCAAAGAAATAAACAAATCTAACTCCGAGGTAACTAAATTATTTCAAGTCACGGGCGAGGAATTACAAAAACTTAGCGCGGGCATT